CTATCAAAAAATAAAGTCCTTTGATAGAAAAAGCTGGCCCGCTGCTGGATATCCAGCAGTCGATTTAATCGATTTATAGTATCTGATTTAGGCACAGTTGGTTGTACTTGTTTGAACTTGAAAAAAAATTGAATTTTGTTTTTCCAAGTTGTACTATCGCAACAATGTTCAGCTCCTTCTTCCAAATGTTCCAGTCTAACGAAGTTAACAACTCAATTAACAACGAAGTTAACGAATGTAAAGACATTAACATGGAAAGCAACTCAGTTAACATTGGTGCGCGAGACCAACGAATTAATCTTAGTCAAATGACTTACATTTACATCCGAGTCAGCACTCAGGAGCAAGATTATGACGCCCAGCGTTACTCTTGTGTCAAGTTCTGCGAAGATAATGATGTAACAGATTATGAAGTAGTCGAAGAAAAATGCTCAGCTTACAAGCTGAAGAGTCAGAAAGAGCTAGCAGGTTTGCTTGCTAAGAAAAACATTAACATCATCGTTTACGCAGTCGACCGACTGTCGCGAAACGTAGTTAAGGCTGACTCAATGACAAACTTGTTCGAGCTCAACAACATCACTATCCATAGTGTCAAAGAGCGCATTTCAACCTTTACCGCATTCGGTCGACATGAATTCAGAAAGATTATCAGCGCAAGCCAGTATGAGTCTGAGTTAATTTCGGAACGAGTTCGCAACTCTATTAAGTACCGCAAAGAGAATGGCATTGCCATTGGTCGACCTAAGTATGGATACGCTCGCTTCAACAAGCGACACGTGCGAGACCACAATGAACAAGCTATCATCAGATTCATTGTTACGACCTGCAAGAAGTCAATGTCAGTAGAATGCCTAGATTACCATCTTAAGCGTCTGCTAACTGCGCTTCAACGTGAAGCAGATTACGCACCTATTCTGATCACTGAGGAAGATTCGAACTTTGAATACAAGACACTCCCACGAAACGGAACAGTTAAGGTTACGTTTCAGATGCTCAGCGAAGTCCTCAATGACTATAATGTCAAGAGACGTAACAACAAGTGGAACACTGCAAGTGTCGGAAAGGTTTACAAGTCAGAGTACACGGATGTGGTTGCCCGCGTTGGAAACCTTCGTGTCTAAACACACATAAATACGGCAGGAGCAATTATTTTTTTTTGTCGAAAGAATGTACTGATAAATATACTATGAGTTCCGGCGGTGTTTACTCGCTATTAACAAATGATGGTAAGCAAGATCAGATGCTTATGGCCACGGAGAGTCTAGCTCGCCGTCTAGCAGCTATTCGTCTAGCCCGTAAGGACCTTGCCAATCCTAATCCTACTATTGCTGACATTGAAAAGACCCACGTTATTTTCATGAACGCTCACTTCAAGCCTTTCGTTGCCATGGGTTTCGAGTACAACAAGGTTGTGTCTAACAACCCTGTGCTTGGTTCCAAGCTTCAGTTCTCCATTCCTCAGTTTGGTGATTTCTTCAATGACATGGTCGTGCACGTAAAGATCAATGCTCCTTCGGTGACCTTCAGCGGTACCCCTGTTAACTCGAGCGCCGATTGCGCTCTTTACCGTTGGTGTGACTTCCCTGGTGAGCGTCTTTTCCAAAAGGTGTCTTTCGATGTCAATGGCAACCCTCTAGATGAGTACTACCCGGACACGTACAACATGCACCGTCAATTCTGTGTATCTGAGTCAAAGAAAGTTGGTTGGTTCAAGAACATGGGCCAGGAGCTTCCAGTTGATGCCATGTACAAGTACCATGATGACACCACTGCGCCTCTTGCTCCTAAGAACGCTCGCGCTTCATTCCGTCACTACGATGGCCACCAAACTTACAAGCAGGCTCACGACGATCTAGAAATGTTCATCCCTCTCCTCTTCTGGTTCAACACTGACCCTCGCCTCTCTATTCCTTCAGTGTGCATTCCTTACGGCCAACGTTTCATCAACATTGATCTTGCTACTCCTTCGCAACTTCTTCGTGCCATTATTAACCCTGGCGCCCTTTCGACCACTGGTTTAACCGCTCCTGCTCTAACCACTCCTACGTTTGCTAATTGTGATCTTTACATTAACAACATATTCGTGAACCCTGATATTCATGACATCTACATCAACCGTGTAGGTTTCTCGCTCATTCGTGTTCACCGTCGCCAAGTTACCAACGTCAACAAGGCTTCGGACAACGTCCACCTTCAAGCCATCAAGTGGCCGATTGAGACTCTTTACATTGGCATTCGTCCTACTGCTAACGTTGCCAGCAACGCTAACGTCGCTGCCGTTGGTAGCCAGAACTCGGTTATCGATGCTAACATGTCTGACTGGCACAAGTTCGGTGTTGTCTCGGAAGCTGCCGTTACTCAATCCGCTGGTGTCACTGGTGCTTCGGCAGGTTACCTTCTCAGCAAGCAACGTGGCCACGTCAGCCGCTTCAGCATTACTTCGCAAGGCATTCCTCTATTCAACAACATGCCTAGCAAGTTCTTCAACAGCTACGTTCCGTACACGTATGGCGGCTGGAACATTGCCACCCCTACGGACAACGGTGTGTACATGATCAGCTTCTGTCTGTACCCTGGCACGTACCAACCGTCTGGTCACATCAACGTGTCGCGTGCGCGTGAGTTCTACCTCGAGTACTCGTCTGACTATGTTCGCTCGGACCGCACTGCTGATCTCGTAGTTAACGCTGTGGCTCTTAACTTCCTGCTTATATCGGATGGTTCCGCAGCGTTGCGCTACGCTACTTGATGGGTCGGCTGCATAGTACGCGACGTAGAGAGATACCATCAGACATTGCAAGTTGTTTATGCATTACATGCGCTTGAGCACTTCCATCTAAAATTAACCAATTCTTTTTTTTTTGTATGTTTACGCCACTTAGTTAAATGGAATAAATTGTTTCTTTTTTGACTAGTTGTTAATCTTATACGCCTGTGCTGCACTTTGACAATATACGCCCCCTTTTTCTTATTTTTGGGATGGGTTCGCCGCGGGTATGCCACTTAAGTGTTTTTTCAAAAAAAATAAAATTGATTACCGAAACTCATAGTCACTAACAATGTCCGTACAATTCGAAACCGCCAAAGCTAAACTCGCCGAACTCGGCTATGAATTAGTGGACGAGTCAGTTTACGAAACAACTAACACGCGAGCACTTATCAGATGCATTAAGCACGAAGTTACATGGGAATCCACTATCGGAGAAGCTTACAGAAAAGCTAAATATTGTAATGTGTGTAGAAGCGAAGATGGCACATGGCAAGAAATCGCTGCTAAGAAAGGTTATACAATTCTGGACGAGTCCGTAGAAAATGTAACGTTTCAATGCTCAAACGGACACGAATGGACAACTAAATCAGATAACATCAGATTTACGCAATGCAAGATTTGCTCTGGACAAAAAATCCCCATTGAAGAAATCATAGAAAAAATTATAAGCAGAGGATTTGAATTACTTAACATTGATGAAGTCACTAGTACACGATGTGTTGGGTCATATAGATGCCCAAAAGGACACGAATGGAGCTGTTATGTACACAACGTATACTCTGAAAAATCAGGCTGCCCGCACTGCTCAACAACAAGTGGAGAACGTAAATGTGGCTTCATCTTAGAAAACATCTTTAACAAGCCGTTTAACAAAACGCGCGATGTTGTAGATGGTGGACTTGAGCTTGATATGTATAATGAAGAATTAAGAATTGCGTGTGAATACAATGGTATTCAACATTATAAAGAAGATGTCAAGTTCTTTCATAAATATGGCGGCTTTGAAGAACAAAAAGAAAGAGATGCGAAAAAAGCGGAATTTTGCAGTGCTAACGGAATCAATCTAATTGTTGTCCCGTACACAATTAAGAGCTTCCGCGACACAGTTGAATTCATTATGGCACATCTAAATGTAGAAGTTGACATCGATTGGCGTGCCAAAGAAATAGAATTTAACTCAAGTGACCACAATAAGATATCTTCCACAGCGATGAACTCTGAGATTCAGGACATGGCAGAAGCTAAAGACGGGACGTATTTGCGTTCTGTTTCAGAAGGCCGTCTATTTTACGTGTTTAGATGTTCAGAAGGGCATGAATTCAAACTTCAACCTTCGGATGCTAAACGAGGAAGATGGTGCTGGGATTGTAGCGGGCGCAAACCATTGTCTACAGAATCTGTAGCAGATAAGCTCGCTTCCGTTAACATTGAGCTTGTTGGACAGTTTATCAACAGTGGATCTATGATGGACATTAAGTGTAGCAATTGCGAATCTAAGTATTCAGCGGCTTGGGACAATTTGAAACAACGCGAAATTAAAAACGGATGTTGCCGCAATTGTTTGTCATCTAACAAAAAATTAGACAAGATGTCAGAACGTCTAGAAAGTTTGAAACTTCAGTTCAATGACAAACTATACGTTGACGCCAAGACAAAGTACAAATGGATCTGTAAAAATGGACACGAACATGTTGGCAACTGGAACGCCATCAAGCTACGCAAAACTGGATGCAAGCTTTGCAATTAACTGTGTTTGAAAGCTGAATAAAAACAGTTTATTTTTTTGCCATTATGAAAATTGAATAAATTGTTTCAATAGACGAAAAGAACAGAATGGATTGGCCACGCTACATAAACGATAGAGTTTCATTTAAAACTAAGCGACTTGGTCGTTATCCGAGACTGTTCTTTGAAACATGCTTAGAAGCCATTAACGAAATGTTAACCCCGGAAATAATGCACGCGTTTAACAGTGGAAATCTAGATATGACAGAAATGTTGAATCATATGCACGACAAGATGTCCGTGCAGTATAAATTGTTCAAGAGTGCTTGTTTACGTGCAAACAAAGATAATAAAAACATTTCAGAAGATAGTGATTACATTAATACAATTGATTTCGACCTTCTCCCTCCTGAGATACAATCTCAATACGCAGAAGTGATTCAAATTGTGTTAGATCATATAAGACAAGAACGTTTAGCAGCGGCCTTTGAAAATGTACATCTACATCATCAAAGCTAAACAGCACATTGGAACAGACATAATTAAGATCGGAATGTCATCGGTTCCGAATCTTAGCAGATTATCTAGCTATGGCAAAAACACGAGATATATCGGAATGGCTGAAATTGGGAACAATTATCTAGCAGCAGAGAAACGTCTCATAACTAAGTTTAAAGAGCGGTTTGTGCTTGCTGAAGGTCGCGAGTATTTTCACGTAGATGATGAACTAGCAGCAAAAAAAATATTCTTAGAAACAGTTAATGAGATGATGTCAAAGGACTTGCCTACGGACTCTCCAAAGAATTCATCTAATCCGTTTGATAGGTTTCGCTATCACAGTTAATCTTTTTTGTTAGCAAGTTGTTGTAACTACGAGATTACATCATCCATTTGGTCTCCATTCTGTCCATACGTTGTTCAAATTTATCTAGTCTATCATTGGTTTCTTGCTTGAACTTGTCTAGCCGAATGTTAATGTCTTGTTTGAATTCTGTTCGAACTTGTCTAGTCGAATGTTCATAATTGTTACATCTCATAGAATATTTTTCAATTTTACAATGAGATAAAAAATTGATTTTCTTTTTTGCTAAATTGACAAGCATTGCCAGCATGAACCTCCCTATTGAAGTCATTCAGAACATCATTCAGTTTACTCCACTAAAGGTGCAACTTCAGATTAACAAAAAATCTCGAGCCACTGCACTAGCCGTGATTAACCCGGCCAAGACTAAGATCCGCCTAGTTGTTCGTAACTATCTTCTTAACAAAAAACAACGAGATTTTTATATTGACGCAAGCGCTTTAAACTTCCTTCTCAATACACGTATTTGTTGTCCTTATTAAAAAATTGATTTTCTTTTTTGCTAAGTTGACAAGCAAGTTCAACATGGACCTCCTCCCTAGTGAAATCATTAGAAACGTCATTCAGTTTACTCCGCTAAGCGTGCAACTTCAGATTAACAGAGAATCAGCAATTGCAGCCCTGGCCATCATAAATCCAGCTAAGGTTAAGATCCAACGCGTGATTACCAACTACTTGCTTGAAAAGAGTAAGTTCTTTCGGGAAACAGAAGTCCCTAGTAAGTTACAGATTAAGCGGTTTTACCCAATGATTTACAGAAAGGATTTCATTCAGTCTGCAGTTGCACTCTTGGAAAACTCCGAAGTTTACAACTTTGAAAACGGGATCGCCACGTATGACGCGATCTTAAACATCAAAGACAAACCCACAGTGGAAGGATTTAATTTCATAGTGGACATCTTGAACGAAAGAGAACTGTTTGAAATCGGCTGGTGATTTTAACGCATCGCCACTCATGTAAACAAAAAAAGTTGATTTTCTTTTTTGCTAATTTGACAACAACAAGCGCACTCAACATGAACTTCCCAAATGAAATCACAGCGCAGGTGATTCAGTTTACTCCGCTAAGTATGCAGTTGCAGATTAGCCGCGGCACTCGTGCTTCTGCTCTTGCTGTTATTAACTCTGCCAGAATCAAGATCAGACGCGCAGTTGTCAACTACTTGCTCGACTGGCAAATTGCAGCTACACATGATGCAATGCAGATCCCGAAGGTGCACTACAAACGCTTTTACCCGATGTCTTCCAGGAAGGAATTCATCGAGTCGACATTCGACCACTTCGCGATGCGACCAGAGTATGAGGAGATAGCCGATATTTGTTCAGAGGGCAGTCAGAATGAGATCTTCAACAAGCTCATAGATTACCTTGAGGACGAAGAGATCTTCGAGATCGGGTGGCAATAAACACGCGCGATGAACGTCATCAAAAAAAAAGTTAAGGATGACAACTGCGGGGTTCGAACCCGCGAGTGCGAACACAGCAGATCTTAAGTCTGCCCCCTTAGACCACTCGGGCAAGTTGTCTCAACTATATTCATTTCTTTTTTCCAATACAAATATATACGCCATTTGAAAGAAAAAAATGTCTGAAGCCGCCATTATTGTTTTCATTATCTTTATGTTTATCTTTATCTGCATGTTCGTTGTAATGATGCTGTTCACGCCAATGTATAGCGGGCCAGCGCCAAACAGAGTTAACCCGTACGAAATTCGCGACTAAGCTCCAATAGCGCCTTTGCTGCATCCATTTCATTGGACCTCTGAACATTTGCCATCATTTCGTTATATTCTTCTTCCATTATGATAATCAATTCCACTTCTGCGATTGTCTCTTCACATAGCTCGCGATTCTCAATCAATGCGAAATATGCCGATTCGTCGTTAACTCGCAGTTGCAAAAGAAACTCTAACGTGTACATCTCTGTTTACTATGTGTGCGCGTTTAACATATGAAAAAAGAAAATCAATTTTAATGAGTTCAAATGACGCCAAACTGCACAAAACCGCGCTAAGCGGGTGTCATTGGCATCGGAGATGTGTCTACTGGAGTTCTAAGAAAGCAAATCCACAAGCTTACAAATATCGCAATGGCAGATCCTAGTATTAGAAGTTTCTCTTCCAATGTAAGTTCCAACTGGAACCAAGCAAGACAAAACAAACAAGACGCAAAAAGCAGTGCCCAAATGATTCGAAAGATGATTAACATGATTATATTATTCTTGTTTTCTTTTTTTGCATCAAAAAAGAAAACGTCTCCGACGGGGGTCGAACCCGCAACCTTGCGCTTAGAAGGCGCACGCGCTATCCATTGCGCCACGGAGACTATATCTTTCACTAGACTTGACTCAAATATCTAATGAATAGTATACATGGATTATTGTGGAGAAGTAAATCTTAGAAATAAGTGTTTAGACCTTGCTAGCAGTTCGACTTGTAATGGTAGTAATTCACAGAAGTATATTTACGACTCTAACACTAAGTCGCTTCGCACCGCAACTGATCCAACATTAGCGGCTACTGTTGTAGGAAGTGATATCAAACTTCAGAAGTATGCAAACTTAGCCACTCAAAAGTTTTTATATGATGGTTCGAAGTTTAAACTCGAAACGCAGTTAACCAAATGTATCGACGCCCCTAATGATAAGATGATACTATCAGATTGTTCTACTGACCTGAAGATGAAGAAATGTTCTAGCGTCGTTGAACCAGTGTTACAAAAAATGTTAGACAGTCTCAAACCGCCGGCTTATGATTCCATTGACAGCCTTTTGATAAAAAATAAGGGACTTCCGTTTTACATAAGTCAGTCTGATACTTTTTCTGTTGTTACAGTACCGCCCTGTAATATTTTTTCATTAGACACCTCCGCTTATTCATACGCGGCAAACTCAAAGGTAAAGTTAAATCCTGGAAGACATATGTTTGCTTGTGATGTACTTACAACAAGTATCACATTTGTAAGATCAGACGGCAAGTCGTTTAATATTAACGACTTGCAAACTCCCGGGGAAATTGGTGATTACTACAATGTAAACCCGACTCCTCAGTCTTCTTCATTGAGTAAGTATAGCGATTACTATGGATGTGCTTCCAAGTGCGGTTATGATTCAAAGACAAAAGTTAGAGAGCTTGTCCCTCCTTTATATTCGGGGGCTGTCGAAACAACATCAGAGCCACTTGAATATACAGAAGAATGTAACAAGTTTTGCAACACTGATGCGGAACTGTTTACAAAGTGGAAGACGCTAACTAGCTGTCCCGCAAATGTATTTCCTGTGTCTACCAAGCAGTTGCTTATTGATGATGGCGCAGGTGGCACATTTGAAAGTGCGTTATACATTGACAAACTAAAGTACAGTACAGATCCTACTGATTTGTTAATGTCGTGGGCAGCAGCCAAAACGCCGGTGTTGTCTTCTGAATGTCATGGAAACTCTTTAGTAGATTCCGCAATCATGAATAAAGGAGCACGTATTTATTCAAAGGACTCGGTTAGTTACTTGGAATTTTCAGATGACGGATCTTTAGGACTTTGGACTCTGTCAGATACTGATTACAAATTGTCAAGCACAATAAGATCGTCAGGCAAGGGGACAAAGGTAAAACTTCTTAACGGTACTTTGACATTCTATGAAGGCACTACTTCAGTTGCTTCTGTTGTTGTCACTCCTGTGAAATGCAGAATTGACGTTACGACTCTAGGGCTGTACTGTATAGATGATTCAAACTTTGTGGTCAAAATTGTAGGAGAGGTAGGGCCAACGCTTGCGGCGCCGTTAAAGTTTAAAGAAGGTTCCGCGGAATACGCTATTATGAAAGTAGATACTTCTTATGTTTCACTAGGCAATGGGTATCTTAACTATGTATCGAACGGAGTAGTTATCTGGAGACTAGCTGTGAGTGGGTATGTAACATTCGGAACAGATGGAATACAAATCTGCAATTCTGCCGGGTCTGTAACTTATAATGCACCTGCCATTGGAGTAACTAGTTATGGAATATCCAAGGAAAATATAGAGTTCTATGATTCATTAGATTATGTAATCAGATGGATTGGCTCTGATGTCACTATGCTCTTCTCAGGTGTTAACATCAGAAGACCTACGATTGTTCAAGAAGAGTCGTCTATTAAGGCCGGATCCACAGAATTGAAGTTTCAGATAGATGGTAACTTAGTTCTATACAAAGATAGTTCTCCTATATGGCACAGCAATACTACAAACCAAACTTCGACTCATTGGTGCATTGATAAGTCTGGAGAAATATTTGTGATGAACGGAACAACAGTTGTTTACAAATCAAACTTTAGAGATATGTCTGCTAGCTCCTCAATGATTCTGATTCTAAATGGATGGGCAGTGGTTTGTACAACCATATCGGGAGTAAACTATGTATCAAGACTACTTCCAAATTCTGACAACGTTGATTACATGAAAGAGCTTACGAAGTATTACATAGAAACTAATTATTCAAAGTTGCCTTCCTACTCTGTAAAGTTTAGCACACATACCGGGTCAACTTCCGGGTATGCGACTAGAATTCCGGACATGTCATCAAAGTTAGATATATCAGGATGCGGAGCTGCTGACTTCTTTTGCAAATATTCAAAAGCAGACAACAGCGGAACATTCACTATAACAATGACCGCAGGAAGTGAAGTTGTGCAACCTCTTGGAATGACACGCACCACTGCCGCAAACACAGACTACTCCTTTGAAAATAAACCCATACTAGGATATGAAGAACTGTACCCAGCAAGTAAAGCAGGGAGATACAATTTGCCGAAGATTACTTTACTTTCAAAGGACTCGATAATGCTGATCAAAAAAGACTTGGAATCCACTATGACAGATTATGCTACGAATGACACATTCCGCAATTCGCTAATATCGTCTTCGGATATAAAAACATTTGTACCTGGTTACTTCGGATTAGACTCTTTTAAGGTGCACGACAAATTTAGTCTAATGTCTGACAAAGTTAGCGCTTTCTCAAATGAAAGATCTTCTGCAATTGACGACATCATACAGGCAAGGGTTTCTGCTCTTCAGTCTAAATGCTCGGGACCTGCCATACTTTCTGACAACTGTCAAACTGAATTACAAAAGTTTGATCCTGCATTCAAAAAAGAAACAATGGAACTTGAGTGTCGAAAAGATTTCAACAACAAAAACTGCATAGAGTTTATGAAGGAATCTCCAAAGAGGCTTTCTTTCATACAAGATCTTTGTCAAGTAAGTCAACTGAAAACATGCACTGAGGCATGCAACAATACTTATCTTAATGCAATCAGTTGCGTGGATCCGCGAACTGTTCAGCTAATCGTATTATTTGTCTTAGTGGTCTTAGTGACAATTCTAATCGTGATAAAAAAGACGATGACAAAAACTAAGAAGAGCAATACAAATGCCCATGAGTAGCTTGTATAATTTTCAAAAGACTCAGTTGCCGGCTGTTGTTCGGTTGCTGGCTGTTGTTCGGTTGCTGGCTGTTGTTCGGTTGCTGGCTGTTGTTCGGTTGCCGGCTGTTGTTCGGTTGCTGGCTGTTGTTCGGTTGCTGGCTGTTGTTCGGTTGCTGGCTGTTGTTCGGTTGCCGGATGTTGCTGCTCAGTTGCCGGCTGTTGTTCGATTGCCGGCTGTTTATTTTTTTGGACCTTTGAAAGAATAGTATCGTAGTAAGTTACGCATTTATCATCAAAGGGAGAATTACCACAAAATTTCGCTACTTCATTTGAATATAGCAAAATGGATAGATCATCATCGGTGATGAACATATTGTCACATTTTTTCTCAGTTGAGCATTTGTACACTTCTTTTTTTTTCTTGCTTGCCAAAAGTTTAGATCTGACATGTCCAGGAATGTCTTTCGACAATAAATCATCGTAAATAGTTTCACAGGGAATACAGTCAGTTGTTTCATATTGACCCATAAGAGTTTCTGTTAGAATATTATCAGCCAAATCATAGTTGGCAACTTCTTTAGAAGTGTCATCGATGTATCCATTTGTTATGTACTGTAAGTCTTGTGAATGAAGATCTGCCGTCTTGGAATATTCTGCACGTATTGCTAAAGTGTTTTCAGCCGCAGAATTATATGATGATGTCAATATGCTTACCTCCATTTCTGAATCTGAAACTGCTTTCATCGCAATTTCAATAAGCTCTGCTTTTGTTGGAGTAGTTTGTTCTAAATTGGCCTGAGTAGTTTGTTCTAAATTGGCCTGAGTAGTTTGTTCTAAATTGGCCTGGACTGTCTGTTCAGAATTGGCCTGAGTAGTTTGTTCTAAATTGGCCTGAACTGTCTGTTCAGAATTAGTTTGGGTTGTTGTCTCTGGAACTGTCTGTTCTAAACCGTCAAATCCTTCAAGTGACTCGCTTACTTGTTCGACGACCGGCTCGCTTACTTGTTCGACGACCGGCTCGCTTACTTGTTCGACGACTGGCTCGCTTACTTGTTCGACGACTGGCCCTGTTAGCAACGAAGCCAATGCGGATTTTGATATTTCTAGTTTCTGTTTCGCAGATACCAATGAAGATTCTATATTTCTTTCAATTGACTCCGCCTCTATAATTTTGTCTCTTGAAGGCATTGCAAGTTCCTTGTCGAGCATTTTGTCAATGTGTATGTTTCTTCTTTTCGATTCGTCTGATCCTCTGATTAACGATTTAGTTCTGCACCATTCGTTATCTCTAAAGTTTCCATCATCGTCTACACACTTGTTTGCCATGAAATATTTTTTGATCTCAGGTTGTATTTTTGAGCATCTATCTTCATGTCCATATTCGAAAGTATACATGTTTTGCGAATCTAGTTGAGTACAGTAAATGTAATTTCTTCTGTCTATTGACTTGACTATTGAATCATTATCAGGAAGAGAATTTTCAAGTTGCCTACAGAGACCTGACTTGAATGCAACGCTCGACTCGTCAGAACATTTTTCTAAAAAATCTGACCGTGTCAATTTTTCCAGCACTTCGTTGCTAACTAACTTCATAAGAAAGATAAGAAGCGGAATGTTGCTAAAGTCAAGTTCCATTATTTTTTTGATCAAGAGAGATTCGGCTTTTTGCTTTACTGTCCTTTTGACATCATAATCAATCGTGTCATCAGAATAGACAAGTTCGACAAAAGGTAAAATTGATTCTACTTCATATTCAGAAATTTGCGTTCTTGTTTTCCTTGTAAGATCCTCAGACCTAAGACGAGATAAACACTTAGCGTCAGTCAATGTATCTGCAGTGCATGCTTCGTCTTTATTGGCATTCATCACTGAGTAAAACAAATCATTATTATAGCTGGCCACAAGGTAATCAGTCCCTAACTTTGGCATGAAAAATGAATCATATGACTCAGACCCAATAGTAAATTTTAAACTATTTGTGTCAAATGAGAAGTCATTTATGAAAGAATGTTTGCCCTTTGATAAGGATAGATTCACTGTATGCACATATCCTCCTGTGAGTTGCCATGTCCTTTTAACCATAATGTCATCCACGTAAGTAACAAGTTGGCTTCCATTAAACACAATAGAATAATCCAATGACAAATCAGTTTCAGCGTCATAGTAGAATATCTGACGTGCTAAATATTTGCCAGCAGGTAATCCCGCGGTTTCGACTATCTTACTTAGTTGAAACCCAGTTTGACTCATAAACATGACACCAAATAGATCAGAACCTGCAAAATTTAGTCCTATTCGGTCTTGCTCCGTTTTGCATTTATACAATACGAGTATAACCTTTGCGTCCCGCTCTACCGTTTCCATTATAAAATTCCGAATGTAACCACTGGGGTACTTCTTTATTATTTCATTAGACACCACATTGATTGGCATTTTCGTTCCATCAAATATTTTAGTTGAGTCCTTTGAATAAATACGAGACTTGTCGTTTGCAATAGTTGTCACTGGGTCGAAAGATGTAACTGCGGAAATGCCTTCTTGGTCATCAGAAATGCCAACACAGTATTCATCATAGGTGCAATACTTTTTAGCTTTGTCTAAATCCGGAAAGGGCTTTTTGTATAATGTACCCGAGAATTCAGTGCCTGGGTTTTCCTGGTAAGCAAAATTCATCTCTTATATTATAATGCTCCCTAAAGAAATAGACATATATGAATATCAAACAGGGAAACCCTATTGGCAAACACTTGAGGGTTTTTCTGTCACAGGATTAATAGGCGGGGAATTAGCACAGGCGGCTGCCAAAGAAGCTGCACAGGCCGCAGCCAAAGAAGCCGCACAGGCGGCTGCAAAGGAAGCTGCACAGGCGGCTGCAAAGGAAGCAGCACAAGCCGCAGCCAAAGAAGCAGCACAAGCCGCAGCCAAAGAAGCTGCACAAGCCGCAGCCAAAGAAGCTGCACAAGCCGCAGCCAAAGAAGCTGCACAAGCCGCAGCCAAAGAAGCTGCACAGGCAGCTGCAAAGGAGGCAGCACAAGCTGCAGCCAAAGAAGCTGCACAAGCTGCAGCCAAAGAAGCAGCACAAGCCGCAGCCAAAGAAGCTGCACAGGCGGCTGCAAAGGAAGCTGCACAATCTGCTGCCAAGTCGGCGGCCACAAGCGCCGCAAAAAAAGCAGCAGCGGCCGCAGCAGGTGTGGGCGCTTTATTAGGACTTAGTTCTATAAGTGTCGGTGATGTAAACGGAGACGGGAAGCCAGATTCTGCGTTGACAGCTGTGGCCGGTGCTGCAGGTAGTGTGGCAGGAACGGCATTAGATGCAGCAGGGGCAGCAGCGAATGCTGCTACTGGTACAACGGGAGGACTCACTGGCGCTTTGGGTGGTGCATTGGGCGGCGCTTTGGATTTGGGAGGGTCGCTAGGAAAAGGACTCTTGAACGCAGCCGGAATTGACACAGATGCTCTTCTTGAAAAATGGGAAACAGTGAAGACTTACTTCTGGTACTTCTTATATTTCATTATTGCGATGGCTGTTTTGAAAGTTATTTGGACGGTGAAAAGCATTGTTGGCGCGGGTCATAATTTGTCCAATGAATTATAATGTGGGTTGTTTCTTTACTTTTCATAGTGCTGCTATTACAATTGTATGTAATCACCACACAACAAACTAATGTCACCAAAACGCATGACATGAAAAGTTCCGAAACCAGTGTTTATCGCCGCGCGCTATCATTGGACAAAAAAAAAGCATTGCCTTTGGAAATAAGAGAGTCTTTATTAAGCATTGTAAATGATAGCGAAGACGACTCTGTACTGCTCGCCCTAATGAATGGTAATGACTTCGGAAATTCCGCACTTACTGAGCTTTTGGCGCTTCAGCCTTAGTATACACTACAGACCGTTTTGTTTCATTAGTCTTTGCATTGATAGTAGTTACCGCGATTTCGAGTGAATCTTCCGGAACGCCATCTTCGTCAATTGCCGCTCCAGTTGTTGCAACTTCAACTTCATGCTCAACAACAATCTCATCGTCTTCTTCAGTGATCTTAGTAATCGTAGTGTCGTAAATTCCGTCAAGATTGTTTTTCTTGTATTTCACAAAGTTAGGATGATCCTTACCATAGCGTTTCACATTCTTAGCCTTCACCTTACGAACACGTTTCGACAACAGTTCCTTTCCAAGCTTTGCATCTTCTTCCCGCTGCTTAATGATATTCTCAAGGATTACAGTGTTCTTGTTATAGAAGTTAACTCTGTCTCGGTTCTCTTTGAAAGATCCGATCAAGTTCCATTTGTTATTCGTAACCGTAAGGACACTTGTAATGACCTTGTCCTTATTTTTTTCAACATACTCATTACATTCTTTTAGCGTGTCAAATGAATCATAAACGTTTACTGCCACTTCAATGTCCGGTTTTTCAGCATATAGATAGCAAGTGGCAGATCGGAGCTGCTCGTAGTTAACATCGTAATATGTTTGGAACCGGTGGAATGTCTCTGCAGGAACATTTGACATAAGTGATTCTTGGTCAACATTACACTCAACACGTTCTGGATCATTTTGAGGCCCTTTGTAAGAGTTAGAAGAGTGTACATTAGGATCGAACTTAAACAACTTGTTTAGGAACCGAGTGATAATAACAGATTCTTCATTAGACAGCTTCTTCTTTTCTTGTTCGATTGCGATGTCAAGAGCTTGCTTGTCGACAGTAACCTTATCTTTGAAAAAATCATTTGTATAATCTTCGGCCTTTTGTTTATTGTCTTCTTCCGGATTTTGCATATTTAGTTCATTTAGCTTTTGCTCATACACTTGATTCTTTAGGTGTTCATTATTCGCGTCTGGGTGCTTAGTGACAACTGAGAATTCAGATTCCGGTAGGTCCGGTTCAATGTCTGTTTCATGTTCTTTGGCCATTTGATAAGTAAAGCCAACAAGCGCTGTTGTTAGCAACTTGGTTAGATACTGCTCACGAAGATTTGTAAATGATAGACATGTGTATTTCTCGTCTCCGAAAATAGTAGCCCCGTAAGGATTGAGTTTTTTTTCAATCTCTGTAAGTTGTTCTTCTGTGAGGTTATCTGCGTTGTTAAGTTCTTCGATCAATTGGTCAAGTTCCATAGTTTAGGTTAATATGATTTGGAATCAATTTCCAAATAGTTATATCCATTTACAATGACAACTATCGAAAACATTCATATGATTATCGAAAACAAGATATCAATTTCTGAACAAATTTACGACACAGTTGTATTCAAAGAGCAGCAAGATTACACGTTTCAAAAAAACAAGACCTTGTTAGACAAAACTAAAAACGATCTCGATTTCTCAATCGATGAGTATCTTATAAACGCAGCTTACTATTTGCATAGCTATTCCAGTCTTTTGAATGAAGAGTCCTTTGACTACTCTAAGTTCTTGACTTTGGACAACAACTCAACCATAGACAAATCCGCGATTTTGGAACTCATTCATATATTCAAGTCTAACGAGTACTCATACAGATATTCCAAAACAGCAGGGTATACAAACAAGATCCAGTTGAAACAAGTGTACGACAAGTTCAAAACATTCGTCCGAAAGTGCGGGATAATTGACAGACTGGACACCTTTGTATCAGAACTTGTTTGCTTTTATAAACTATACTGCGAGGAGTCGGAATCATTTATGGCGCTCATTGACAAATATAATAAGATTTATTTGTCATTAGGCAGAAACCAAGAAATTAAGTATGACACTTGTGAATGTGGTAACAAGATGATCATACAATCTAACACGAGCGAGCTGCTGTGTGTTAGATGCGGATATACTTGTTATCTGATAGGCTCCGTGACAGAAGAAGCGCAACTATTTGCTCAAGAGGGTAATCGAGTTTCTCACGGATCTTATGATCCTGTTAGACATTGTAAGTTTTGGATTGAGCGCATACAGGCAAAAGAAAATACAAACATACCGCAAGAGCAAATTAACAAAATAAAGAAAGCCATTATGAAAGACTATTCGGACAACATTCGGAACATAACAGTCAAGCAGTTCAGATCGTATTTGAAACACACTGGTTTGTCAAAGTTGAATGACCATATTCCTTTGATAAAAAAGATTATCACGGGATACATTCCGCCGCAGTTAACTTTTAGAGAACAGCAGCTTCTTTTCATTTATTTCGATAAGGCTACAAGGACATATGAAAAGATAAAGCCCGCGAACAAGAAGAATAGTTTGTACTACCCCTTCCTCATCTATAAAATTCTAGATCTCATAATTGAAGACACCCAGAAGAAAAACAAATTGCTCGACTGTATCCATTTGCAAAGCTACGAAACTCTTATCGACAATGACAAAATATGGTTCGAGATATGCAAAAAAAATGAGTGCTTTTCGTATAGAGCAACGGACAGAAATGGCTAAGTATTCCGAAGAACTACTTATGGTTTCTGTTGTTATGGGATTTTCTATTTTTATGTATGTTATAATTTCTTGTATTTGCTGGGTGTTCACGTGGTTAAGTGATAACATAAGAAGTTCTGACGACATCGTTTAACTTTTCAATCTTAGATTTGAGTTTCTTGACCAATGACTCAAGTAGCACTTGTATTGTTTCATTGGACATTCCTGAGTACATATCTGTTAACGTTTTGCGCTCAGAGAAAGCTATTGTTTCGCTTCCCATTCTTGCAGATAGTAAACTTTCTTTGGTATGGTGCTTGCTCTTGAACTCCTCGTATATGACATTCGCTAATAATCTTTCAAGGTTATCAGTATTTTCCGTCTTGTTGTCAAGTCGCTTAAAGTTCTTTATATACTTTTTTAGTCTAATGATAATATCCGGTAATGTAACTTTACTATAAGTGTCGCGGGGCTGTACCTCTTGTTTGGAAACTTGTATTTCCGGGTTAATAGATTCGTACTCTAAGGATAAGAAATGTAACGAGTTATATAGCTTCGAATGGTATATTTTTTTTCCTGTCTGTTTACAAACTACAATCCATAGATCCAAGTGAATATCCTCAGAACTTGTTTCGCATAAATCAATCCAGTTTTCTACCTTGCATGATCTTATATCTAGTGGGCTTACATAATTCCCCGAGCCGGTTTTTATAGTCTCTGTGTCATGAATAAAATCAGGGTTTATCCCAGTTGCATGGGATTTTATATCTATGGAGAAACTGAACTGTTCCGGAATTGTTTCTACAGTCATCACAATCCCAGATCCGACTGCTTCCACTTCTTTAAAGTTTTTTAGATCAAAGTCAAACCATTCCGGAATTTCTACCATGCGTGTTGATCTAGGGGCGGGTCTTTTTTTGTCAAAGTATAAAACTTTATTCTTGTGGTGTCTAATGATATTAACCTGCATAGCTTTTTTTAGTTCATGGGACGATGCTATGTAGGCAGCAGTGTATCTTTCATTTTTTAGAATACTGTTGAATTCCGCTATTCCAAGATTGCCGCTTAAGAATGTTTGCGCGTTTTCTATTTCTTCTGCATTCAACTTTGACTCAAGTTCGACTTGTATACCTTTAAGCTTTGTTAGCGTTTCGTATTTTAGATCGATGAATTTTAGTTTGAGGGATTCGCTCAACGAAGAAAGAGTAGGTTCTACTTTTTTTACTTTTTGTATTGCTTCCCGTATTGTCTTCACATTGAATGAACTTTGTATTATTTCTCCAGGAGATCCTGTAACCAACACAACTGTTTGGTTATAATCATCGAACATTGTATACTAAAGTAGTGAAAACGAAATGAATACATATGTCACGCGACGATTCATTTGTACCTATTATGCCAAGGATTCTTGATCCAGAATTAAAGTTCGACGAAAGAAGTATTCTTGCCGGAATCGAAAAGTCTCAGAAAACTTTTGAGAGTGCTAAAAGCGCGGCAACTACTGTTCCGAAAAAGACTTCAGTCATGAAATTGGTTGTAGAATATAAGTTTTACATAATCATCGCACTTGTTTTGATAGTGGCTATATTTTTATTGTATAGATATTTCAAAGGGAGAAAAAAAGTTACTGATGAAGTTACTGACATAGCCAGTCCGGTGTTTAATAGCATTGACACTGGAGCAAAACAGAAACTTGACTCTCTATCAGAATTTATAGACGATTCGGAAAGTGAGTCAGACTTCTGTGAAGAATATATCAAGAAGGAAGTTCGGCTTTCTGACATTGACGAAATAATTCCAGACTCGGTATCGGAGCCGGAATCAGAATCAGAGTCTGTAAAGTCGGAAGTGTCAGTGAAATCAGAGTCGGAAGTTTCAGTGAAATCAGAGACAGCGTCAGTTAAATCAGAAACAGTGTCAGTAAAATCTGAGACAGTGTCTGTAAAGTCTAACCGTTCTAATAAGTCGTCTGATTTTTTGATGGAAGATGCTCTTGATGTGTTTCAGCGCTATCAATAATTTGTATTAGAAACAGTCAAGAGTCAGTATTATAATCGATATGAGTGCCGTACAAAAGAAAGTCCTAAAGAAGCGCGTTACCCCGGTAGCAAGCGTAGAGAATTCTACTGAGCAAGAAGTGCCTGAAACTGTCGAAACTACAAGTGAGCTTAGTTTTATTCCTAGCTCGCGAGTGAGTAACTATGTTAGCGGCCACAAGCTAAACAAAGATTACGATGCTCTAGTTGCCAAGATTCGAGAGCAAGGATGGGAATCCGTTGGAATGTCTGATGAAGACACTGAGCTTATTAAGAAGAAGATTGCGGATTCTCAAGAGAGTAATGCTCTTGTACAATCCCAAATTGATCGCATTAATGCAGGAGAGGACCTAAAAGCAGTACTCTCCGTTGAAGACCAAGAAAAGGTTGGTCGCAATATTAAGTCTCTTGAAGAAAAGAATAAGACTGCGGAGACACCAGTTACAATTGACATTCGTGAATGCAGTGTTAAGCTTCTTAGTAAGCGAATTGTAACTGGCGAGTCAGCCGCGGTTGATCAAGTTAGTAAGCGCCGTGCTAAGTTCAGCCGTGACTCCTTTGAAGTACTAGCTACTTTCGGAGATATGGTTGTCTCTGAGATTACTAAGTATACATTCGAACATCTAGCTGAAACCAAGTTTAGCACTGTTGAGCCAAAGTATCTATTTGATTCAAATGCTAGCCAAGGTCCTCTGTTTGCTTACTATTCGACTCTTCCTTCTTATCAGAATGCTCTTAATGAGGTAGAGACTCCTGAGCGTGATATTAACTTCAAGTTCTATGTTAAGTCGATTGTTTATGACATGAAGAAGACAAGTGAATCATATTCTAACTTCAAGGTCAGTGAGCGTTATCAGCGCTTGTGTAGTGACATTGTTCTAGATATTCTAGACGACGCTACCGACCTTGCAGAAATCATTCTTCACGTTATGAACACGAAGACAATTTCGGCTAAGCTCTTTAAGACATGTATTTACACGAAGACACACAAAACTCCCGGCCATGCTGAACTAGTTGCTGCTCTTGATAGCAAATTCCCTTAAACCGTATGTTAGCACTTGCTAGTATTTGTTAACACTAGCTTGCGCTAACTTTCTTTTTTTTGTTATACCATGCGCTATTATGTTACAAAGCAGCCAAGTCCCGCCGAGTATTTGACAAATAGAATAACCGGAATTTCATCTCCTTGTAAATCGAAGTATACTATAGTTGAAGACCAAACGCGGAACATAGCAAAGCTAGTTCGTAACAACTATTATTTCACAAGGCTTTCTGTGTTAGCCACAACTACAAAACTTAACCTTCCAGAAATACCCCAATCAAAATTTCTTTCAGAGGTTTCTAAACTCCCACAGTCCAATGAAAAATATAAACAAGCGTTTGTAGAGTGCTTATCAAAATTTATGAAAGTTCTGCCCTATGAAACATATACTAACAACTACTCTGCAAGTTTTGTTCATACGTGCGCTGTCATATTTGATAACAAAGATCCAAGATGGTTATCGATGTCAATAATATGTACTCGTTCTCGATTTATCAGCACAAGGTTTTGTCAAGAAGTCGCAGCAACGGCCAGCACAGTTGCTTCTGTGGAGGAATGGCCGATATTGGTAAAATCCGGATTTTTTAAAATTGATTTTTCTAGCATCAGTAGTGTTGCCAGGGTCAATTTATTGACCAAGCAACTCCTACAGTATATATGTAGTCGCGTACCCACAGCTAAGGAAGAGATAAGTCTATTTAGGAAGGCAATACCTTCATGTGATCAAAAAAAGAAAGTGCGCTTCAGTAGCAAAGTTTACTACGGTCAGCTGCAGACTAATGTAAAATTTTACAAAAATGGGAAACCGGTTGGAATTCTAAAGCGAAGCACTGCGCGTTTCTGAAGAAGACTCGACAGAGAGAAGTGCATACAATTGATTTCTGATTGATTTAATTTCTTCGAAGACGGTTTGATCTAGTAACTGGATGATAACTTTTTTTTGATTGGTTTTCGCCGCAATTTCCAAACGCCATTCTTGGATTTCTGATTCTAAGTGGTTGAGTTCTTTGATAAGTGTGATTACTGATATTGTGTATATCTTGTCAGACATTTTTGCCAGTGAAAAATATTTAATTGTTCACAAGACAATGAATATATAAAATGCCGATTGTAGTTATTCAGGTTAGTATTATTCGCCTGGCTTTGACTTTTTTGTTAGTAGCTTGCAGAAGTATAGAGATAAACCACTTGGAAAACGATTCTGTCTTTCGAAGTAGATATTCTATCAATAACTTTGATTATTATTCTTTCTGCGATAACTTAGAGGTTAGCGTTATAGGTAATTCAATTTTGGTTAGCCGAAATGGCGAATATTGGGTTTCGCCAGTTTGTCGAGGCCATTATTCCAAGATGATAATGAAACATTCATTTTTAGAGAACGGAATAAAGCACACTTTGAGAGTATACAGCAACTTTGTAATAATTCATAAGACCAAGTTATTCATGTTTATGTACAAACTACCAAGCATTAAACGCAAACGAATTTAGCAACGCAATTTGAAAATTGATTCAGTCAAGACCATAGTGAAGAAATGGAGCATACTAACACTACCTATACTCAGCTAAGTTTTAACCAACATGTTCGTCTACGTACGTCCATGTATCTAGGATCTAAAACGCCCACTGAAAACACCATATGGTGCATGGAGGGTGACAAGCTAGTTAAGAAAACATTAGTTTACCCATTAGCGCTTTACAACATCATTGACGAGATCGTTCTCAATGTTATTGACCACTTCAACAGAACAAGTAAGATACACGGCAAAAACAAATGCGATACCATTAAGATGTCAATTGACGAAGAAGGAACTATCACATGTTACAATAACGGAGAAGGCATTATAGTCGAACGAAATGAACAAGGTGTTTACATTCCAGAAATGATATTCACCAAAGAGATGACAGGTTCCAACTTTGAAAATGACTCAGAGGCTAAGATCGGCATGAATGGTATTGGGGCGAAAGCCACTAACATTCTGTCAAAGAGCTTTTCCATTAAGACGGTAGACATGAAATCATGCCAACTTTATGAGCAGTTAATTGAAGACGGAAATGAATTAATTCATGAGCCAGTCATTACAAAAGCTAAGCGCAGCTCTCTTCCGTTTACGGAAATTAAGTTCCAGCCTGATTATGAATACTTTGAGTATAATGACATTCAGACTATTTCTGATCTTATCAGAACAAGACTCCACTATGTGTCTGCCTACATGGGCAAGGGATACAAAGTTTTCTTTAACGAAGAACGAATCTCTGTTGATACAATGGAAAACCTGGCCAGATTGGCTATCGGAGAGTCTGACATGATAGTTACTTATTTCCGTACAGAGGAAACAAAAAGTAAACTGATCATTGCAAACTGGGATTCAGAAGAGCACATATCAATGATTAATGGACTTTACCTTTCAGAAGGCGGAACCCATATCAAGTGCGTAATTAAGCACATCTTAGGAGTCATTAAGCCGAAGTTAGAGAAACAGCTAAAAGGTAAGCTCGCAGTTAACAGTCGTTTGATTAGTAACATGATGTTTATCCTTTACAAAGGAGAGATGGCAGACTTGGAATACAAGAATCAGTCAAAGAGCGAACTAAGCATCCCAGAATCTCGTTTCAAGAAATATTCTATTCCTTCGAAAGACATTGCTAAGGTTTGGGAATTCATCAAGGCTAAGGTTGATACATTATATCTTAGTAAGATCACGAAAGAGACAACAGTAAAGAAGGTAAGCAATTTGACAGGAATCAAAAAGTACAACCCTGCGGATTACGCAGGGACGTCTAGATCGGCAGATTGCACTCTTTTCATTCCTGAAGGTGACAGTGCTGAATCTTGTGTTCGTAATGGACTGTCCGGCAATTCAGACTTAGGATTCAAATACAACGGATTGTTTAACATTCAGGGTGTGCCACTAAATGCACGCAAGGAAGTTGACGTTCGTTACATTAATGAAACAAAGGTTATCGACAGAAAGAAGAAGCTCAATGAAAATGAAAGACTCATGTCTTTGGTCAAAGTACTTAATCTAAACTGGCACTTTTCCTACAAGGATGAAGAAGAGTTTAAGACTTTGCGATACGGCAAGGTTGTCATCGCGGTCGACGCAGATTCCGACGGAATAGGAAACATCTGCAGTCTGATCCTGAATTTCTTCAACATGTTCTTTCCAGAACTGATCAAGAGGAAATATCTAAGCATCTTGAACACACCGCTAGTGAGGGCTTACCCCATTAAGAAATCAGCAAACGGGAAAAAGTTGTATATCGAGGAGTTCTATAACTCTCACGACTATAACGAGTTTGCCGCATCTAATGATCTTAGCTTATACAAAATCAGTTATATCAAAGGACTTGCTACTCATTCTAACGCTGAAATCAGGAACATGTTTAAAGACATGTATTCAAAGATTCAAGATTTTGAGCACGACGAACAAACAGACTTGGCCTTTGAAACATATTTCGGTAATGATTCAGACAAGCGCAAAGATGTTCTTTCTCGTAAGGTAGACTACAGAGATGACGAACAGATATTAACTTGCAGCAAACATCTAAACACGAAGACTCGCGACTACCAACTTGAAAACATTCAAAGAAAGATGCCGCATGTAGTTGACGGACTAAACCCCGCTCGGCGAAAAGTATTGGCAGGTAGCATCATGAAATTCAAACAATCAAACACAAAGTTAAAAGTGTTTCAGCTCGGCGGATACATTGCCGAAAAGATGCTTTACCATCACGGTTCAGACAGTTTAAACAGTACTATTATCACAATGGCACAATGTTTCAACGGAGCTCGCAACATTCCGGTGTTGTTGCCTCTTGGACAGTTTGGGACTCACTACAAAGGCGGTAAAGATGCAGGGTCTCCTCGTTACATCGATACAAAGCTAAACAAAGAAGTAACAGACCTGCTATATCCTTCAAAGGACATGGACATTCTGGAATATACTTTGATCGATGGTGAGTACGGAGAGCCAAAATACTTTATTCCCATTCTACCGACTGCCCTTCTAGAAGATGTTCTTCTTCCTGCCACAGGCTGGAAGATTGAAATGTGGGCAAGAGACTTTAACCAAGTTTACAATAACACACTTAGTCTAATCAATGGACAGCCAATTCAGAAAATGAGTTACTTCATGAACAAGTTTAAAGGAAGTTACGTGTCTACTGACAATGGTGACTACTTAATCGGAAGTTACACTGTTCGCACTGATGACAAATCAGAGTATGTTACTATTACATCATTGCCTCCTAGAGTTTGGGTAGACAATGTGGTGGAATACTTGCAGGAGCTGCCATATACAACGCGGGTGCGTAACAGTTCAACAATTGATTCTGTAAACATTGAAGTTAAAATGACAACAGGGTCTCTTGAAAATATCAGATCTGTAGAATCAGATATAGACGCTGTTGTAAAGGCGTTTAAGATTTATACAAAGGTCAATCACTGCATTAATGTTTACTCAGAAGACGACACGGTGCTTGAGTATAACAATTACGAAGACATCTTAATCAAATGGTTTGCCATTAGAAAGAAGTGTTACGAAACACGCATTGAACGCGAGATAATCATCTTGGAATACAAGTTAATCATTGGGGAAAATTACATTCGCTTCATTGATAATCATGTTAACCACGGACTTTCGTCCATGACAACAAGGCAAACAATCGCTGCACTTGAGTCATTGGGCTACGCAAAGTTAAACAAGAATGTAATCGACAACGCCGGAAGGATTCCTAATGATGAACTTCCCAGTGAAATCAAGAAAGGTGCTTCCTTCGACTATTTGCTGAACTTGTCATACAAGCAGCTTAATGTTGATCACAAAGACAGACTTGTGAAAAGAATTAATGAGATCAAAGAAGAGCTGGCCATTCTGAAAGAACCAGACTCGTACAAAAAAATATGGACATCAGAGCTAGCAGCTTTGAAGCCTGTACTTGAGAATGGGTTCTCTAATGGTTTCTATAAAGAAGACGATTCATTGTTTCACTAGTCGGCTTCTGTGATTCTTTCGGTTTCCGTGACGTCTTTGAGCTAGCGGGTTCTTTTACAGTTATGTAATACGGCACATCTACATAAACAGTTTCTGACTGTGATTTAATTTTTTTGATGAAGTCTAACCGATCTTGTAAGCTAGAGTTTCCCAATAGTATCGCAGACTCTAAGTCTTTATCCACGTGTCTTAACAGATTCTCTTTCATAGTGCCGACAATTTCAGAAAGACTGTTAACCGAACTTGTCATCCGTTTCAAGTTTTCTATGGTAGGTTGCATCTTTGTTTCAAATGAAGAGATAACCAAGTTGAGTTCTTCCGTCTTTTGAATGGAAAGTGTTAAGTCATTCCGCAATTGTTTGCACAATCCTAAGTTGTCAGAATTTATTTTATCGTTCAGATTTCCAACAGTCAAGGCAAGTTCCAATACATCGCGCTCATATGATTCCAAAAGATCCGCAATGGGCTTGCGTTCATTTAGAATACTCTTTAATGATTTCTCCTTTGCTAACATCTCTTGTTTGAGATTCTCTATCTTTGAACTGACAGTAGTGATATCAAAAGTGTCGACCTTTGATTTTGCGTTTTCTATTTTCTGTTTGATGTCAAGAACAAACAATTTCTTTTCTTCGACAGCGGAAGTTACATCAGATTCTTCTATTCGGTCCAACAGGAGTTTATCATTTGTCAAGATTCGATAAGCTGTCTTGTAGCTCTCTAAGTCATACTGAGTCTTACGAAGATCTTCAAGTTGCGCTTCTAGAGAACTCACATTCTTGACAGATTCCGCCAGTTTAGATTTGAGATCTTCGGAGATGTCCAAATATTCCTTGAGAGTAACTTTGTTTGCTTGCCATCTTGAATCAATTATGTCAATGACTTTGATTATTTCTTGAACCGACTCAACAGAATTGTTATTGACGTTTATAACTTCGAATGACTTTCTTATGACACTATTTATCATGTTTGTTTCATTAGACTTGTTTGTCTTGTCTAACTCTATCAGTTCAGCAATTTGTTCGCGAAGTTTTGTCACTAGTTCTGACTCTGTTGAACTTCTTGATAACTCCGATTCGGCAAACTGTTGTTCGGCTTCGGCTAAACGTCTTTCTAACTCTGTCTTTTGAGACTTAAGAGTATCAACTTCTTCGTTAGACATTGCGCTGGCTTCGGCTAAACGTCTTTCTAGTTCTGTCTTTTGAGATCTAAGAGTATCAACTTCTTCGTTAGACATTGCGCTGGCTTCGGCTAAACGTCTTTCTAGTTCTGTCTTCTGAGATCTAAGAGTATCTAATTCACCTGATAGCAAATTATTAGCCTCGGATATTTTTCTTTCGGCGATTAAGATTTGATTATCAATGTCAGATAATTGGGCCCTCAGAATTTCAAGTTCTTTGTTTTCATTTTCATTGAATTCCTCTAAGCGCTTTTCGGCGTCTTTTAATGATTGATCAATATTTGACATTTGCAATCTCAATTCATCTGATTCTCCCGATTTGGCTATAATCTTTTCCAGCTTTGATTTGTTATGCTTCAATGTCACAACTTCCTTAATAGGCTCTTCTCGTAATTCACCCAGTCTTCTTTCCGCTGATGACAATTTATCCAACAACTCAGCCTTTTGAGATCTTAAGGCTGTTAGTTCTGACTCTGTTAATGTTTTTTCACTATACTCAATCATCTTTTCCAACTCTGCGTTTTTGGCTTTCAGAGTTTCTATTTCTCTGTTTGTCAATTTAGCTTTATCGGCATAATCGGATTTCAAAGTTTCAATCGTTTTCTCTATTGACACAACTGTGTCCTTTGCGAGGGCAAGTCGTTGATTTACTTCTACGTTCACATTGGAACTACTTAGCGACTGTTCTAGAGATTCTACTTTTTGATTTGCTTCTTGTAGCAAAAGATTTGCGTCATCATATTTTTGCTTATAGCTTCTTAGCGTCTCTATTTTTTTCATAGTCTCATTGACAGTTGTTATCATGGTATTGATTTTTTTGTCATTTACGGAAAGGAGTTCTTCAATCCCGTCTACTTGTTTTCTCACAACTTTGACAAGTGCTTTGATTTCAGAATCGTCACATTCAGGAATTTTATTAATTGAGTCTTCTAACTTTTTGATTAAGTCTGACCTGCTTATATTTTCCGTAATGCCGACAAGCTGCTTGAGTCTTCCGATAAATGTTTTATTTGAGTCGATCATAGAAACAATTTTTTCAAGAGACCTTTCTGTAGAATCTCTTATCGACGCAATTCTTTGCTGTAGCTTATAGAGATCTTGATAAGCCTGTGTTAGTTTGTCAGTAGACTCTAATATTCCAAGGATAAGAGAATCTTGTTCCAAAGTATCTACTTTACTAGAAAGCTGTTCGTTTGTGGGTTCCATTTTGACAAACATGGAATATCTCATTGCGTCCGTAATGGATGTGGCAAATAAGTCTCTTGTTCTTCCTTGTATGTGCCAAATATTGTAGTAAGCAATAGAAAAGCAAGTATCAATCATGTCTCCATATATGCCATCTATAAGTGCATCCACTTCTTCCCCTGCCAGTTTCTGCTTAACGAATTCTAGAAGTCTTTCCTCCGTTATGATATTTTCTACGGGAGGTTCAGCAAAGTCTTGAGAATCGCCCATTGTTTCAAAGGACTGTTCATCTGCGTTAGCTGGTGTCGGCTCAGGGCTCGCGGGTGTGTTTCTAAGTGTCCACTTATTTAAGTCTTCTTGGTATTCTTCTTCATCCCAGTAATCAGATTCTTTAGGTTTGTCATCTTCTTCTTCAAACCCTTCTAGATCCAAGTCATCATCGTCGAAGTCATACCTGCCCGTAATTTTTGGGGTCTTGTCTTTGTTAAAGTTTTCAAAGATGATTAGGCTCAGAGTTCCGTATTTAACTGCAGTCGGCCCTAACAACTTTATTATTTCATTTCTTTCATCAAGGCTGCGCGTTCCACTCACCTTGGAAACATAAGCGCTTAGTTTAGAGATTAGATCAGAGTTGCATTTTACAGAAGCATCTTTTAAAGATTCTTGTAATGAGCTGACCCTTCGACTCAACTGTTCTTCCGTATTTTTCAACTGTTCGTTTTCCTTAGTGAGCTGTTCTGATAAAGTTGAAACTTCTTTGACTCCTGTTATTTGACCTGACAACTGTCGCAATTCCTGGATTACCAAGTCCTTTGAAACAATATCTTTTTGGTTCTGTTCTATTTCAGACTTCTGTGCGGCTATTATTCTTTCATTAGACACATTTAATCTTTCGAGCTCATTCAAACTTGTTTTCACTTTCTTAATCTGCTCCAATACAGCTAGCTGCTTTTTCTTTACGTCTGCGTAGCCAACGGAATTAGCCGGCCAGTTTCCAACTATTTCAAATATTTTCAGCATCTCGTTTAATTCTTCGTCTAACTCTGAAGAGTAAGAGTCGACTGCCGACGCAAGTTCGCGAGTATGTTTTTCATTAGTGCTTCTCAGCTGCGTTTCCAGATCATTGATTTCAGACTTTAGTTTTTCATTTGACGCCATTGATTCAGCTAGTTTGATTTCATATTCTGCGAGATCTTGCTCCGGTTTTTCGTTTCTCAACTTCTCTATCTCATCGGCCGCCTTTGTCAACTCCCTTTTGAGAGTTACTGTAAGTTCATCTCCTGACACCAAAGCCAAAGCTTTATTTTGAGATTGTAGCTCAGCCACCTTTTCATTGAGGAGTTTATTCTTTGACCTGAGTAGAACATTCATTTCTTCATTCCGTTGAAACTTTGTGGAATAAGATTTATATTCATTAAGCAAGAATTTGTACTCATTTCTGAAAGTGGGATCAGAGTAATTCAGCTTTGTCTCGTTTTGTGAATATCCAAGATTGCCCGCTATGAACTGATTATACCTTTCTATAATCTTAGCCTGGCTGTACAATTCCCGATTTATGTATTCTAATCTGTCAAATGACTTCAACCTGTCGACCGCGTTTGCTTTATTAAGTGGGGTCATCTTCTTAATGATCATCGCTCTTTCTGTTTCCAAGTTTGATATGTGCTGGGCTAGGTATTCAAAGCTAAACCCATTGCTTATGAAGAAGGGCTTAAGTTGTTCCATCTTTGATTGTAACTCTGTTATCTTTTCATTGGACTCTGCCTTAACTTTTGCATTTATGGATGCTAATGTGTCTACCCTTGCGCTTATGATTCCAAGCTGTTTTATTTTTTCGCCCAATGAAGAAGTATTCTTACTAACAGCCGAGCCGATATTTTCTTGTTCAGATGAATACTTAGATATCTTAGCGTTTAGCTTTTCTGTCAAAGAGTTAATCTGCCTAACTATCTTTGAAACGTCTGAACGATGTCCTTTAAACTTCGGAATGGCATTGATCACTCCCTTCGCCTCAATTTGAGCCTCTAATGTTTTCTCTTGCCAATACTTATTGTCTGCCTTTACATCTTCCAATTGTTCTTCAAGCTTAGTCATCTTCTTTTGATTGGCGGTTAACTCTTCCTCGAGTTCTCTTCTTCTTGATGAGATTTCAAGAAGAGACCTTTCCATATTCTCTAACTTGGTCTTGAGATCCGCGGCTAACTTTGCTGATCTAAGAGAATCATTTTTTGACTCTTTTGATTCATCTAATAGAGACTCGTAATCTTTCATAAGTAGCGCGTGTTCGCTTTCGACTTTTTGAATCTTCTGCTCTAAGATGAAAACATTTCCCTCTTTGAGTTTATTGAGCTCGGCTTCTAGCTCATACTTTTCTCCTAGAGTTTTCTTTGCATTCTCCTCAACCCGTTTCAGAATTTCAACTTGTTCTTTCAGCTTTGTGAGTTCTACTATTTCTTCTTTCATTGATCTGATCTTTTCACCTGCGTCACTGAGTCTGTCGATACATTTTTCGTCTAGTGAAAGAAGTTCATCTATGCGTTTGCGGTTAGAAATGTAAAACGCCAAAAACCGAAGGTGAATGTCGTTAATGTTTGTAACAAGCTTGAAGTATTTGTTATCTCGGAAATCGGAGTAACCATTCTTTTCAAGAGAATCATCTTCTGGGTCTCTTGAAAGAATATTTACCACAGGCCTTTTGACATAATAGTTGCGGTGCTTAACTACCGTTTCATTACTTTCATCGTTCATTTTATGAGCAAATTTAACTAAGGGACTTTGGGCGTTAGATTCTATAACTGCTGACGCGGAGGCTGTCGAAGAGGCTGGCTTCTGGGCTGCAGCCTTTGGTGATGCTTTTACAGCCGGCTTCGCGGGTTGCTTAGGAACTGCCGCCTTTGTAACAACCTTGCGAGGCCCTGACCCCGCCTTTTGAGTAATTGCATGACAATTAACATCTTGTAATGTCGGGTAATCATGAATCGTAGACACAATGTACTCATCCAGAAACTTTAAGCACGCGTCGTATATTCCCTTTTTTATTTCAAAGGACCGGCTTGTTAGCATCATTTTATCAATGTACTCTCTGTTGCATTCACTGTTTTCAGTGATGTACTGCTTATGCGGAATCATACAAAAGAGTAATCTTAATGCTCTGCGTGTATCTTCCGATAATTTAAAGTCCGTTTCTAAGATGCTAAGTTCCTTTCTGACTAACATAGGCATCTTTGCGCTTAGCAACAATTCCTCATTGAATATTTTTTCCTTTACACCGAACATCATGAAATGTTTGTCATTTGATTTCACAGCCTTTATGTATTCATAGTTGTAAAGATTCTTGTTTGGTCTCCAATCATTCTTTGTTTTGATATGGTTAAATATTTCTTCTGAAACAGAAATGCGCGTATTGATGGTCTGTACTAATTTAGTCAATAGACCCTTTGGCATGAAATCCATGTTAGCCACTGATAACAATTCTTCAAGTTGGACATTGAGATCTTCGTAAGACATTGCATCTAAAGGAGCGGGAAATTCCGCATCGTTTGCCTCTAGTATGGCACTTATGGCCTCGTTCTCTTTTTTTAGATTATCTAGCTCTGCTTGTATCTCTTGTTTGGTGTACTCGTATATTTCTTTGTCTGCAACGAAACCACCTTCAATTCCGGAGCCCCGTAATCCAGCCAATGTAAAAATGCCTATAACAGGCAAACAGAGTACAACTATTAGAATTACTATAAAAGCAGCAAACAGGGCCAGCATTGTTATATTATATTATAAACAAATTAAATTGCTTAGACGAAACCTGTAATACTTAATGTCAAAAGACGCTTATCACGATTTTAACAACGACCTAGCAAGAGATGATATTGAGTATGACATTAGGGATTACATGGAACAGTTCCGGGCAAGATTCGGATACCATATCGACACAAGTATTTTTGATAATGAGTCAAATGACAACAGATTCATAATCGACGAAGAGAAAGTAAGCCCGGTAATCAACATCAAAAAAATTGTCAAGAGCCATGACTTCGAATTGGGACTTGACTACATATTGGTAAGAATTCCAAGCAAGTGGATGCCTCGCGAAAAAATAAAACTAACTGTCCGGGCTTACAAGAAAGTACTGATGTTGTCAGGGAATAAGATTTATATTGACTACTTTTTGTTCTTGGATGAAATGTTTCATAACTACGCGCGCTATCAAAAAATGCTACAAAGAAAGACCATTATCGACTCTCGAAAAAAAATAAAGGACTTGCAAGATCAGTTAACTTTCAGGGAAGAATTCGAAGATTTCTAATTTGCCGGCTTTGCGAAGTATGTGTACGCGCCGGCTTTCTGTTTTGCACTTGCGAGAGATATCCAAATATTTGCATGAAGGAATCCGCCGCGTCGTCCAAGTTCTTTTTTTTGATCTTAGTCAAGAAACTAGAAAACCCGAATGTTTCAAAGAAGAAAAGAAAGTTAGCTTTGGAATGAGCTTTGTTGGCACAGTATCTGTTTGTGTACTGCCTAGTGAAAGAATAGTATTCAAGTTCTGGTTTGAATTTGATTTGGTTCTTTAACATCGGCTTAACCACAATCGGGGAATATTCGGCAAAGTGGTAGTATATTTGGCTAAACACGACGTTGGCCTTTTTGTTTACAGACATTTGATATTCTAACAAACACTTAACCTGCTTGCTCTGCCCGCCTTGCCCGCAGAGTTCGTCCAACTCTGAGTCTATTTCTGTCAACAATGACTTTAGCCGAAGTGTCTTCTTTGTAACATTCATGTTGGCGGTCTTTTGTCCATCTGTTAAATCGTGAACCTCGCACCTATGAATAATTAGATTTTCTTTCATAATGCGGTCCTTTTCTAGCAAAGAAATGTTACTATTGTTGGCCTCGCGGATGATCTTATTATTGTAAGTCATAAGGGTAAATGCCAGCGACCTGTTAGCAATGTCGAAACTTAGGTAGATCATATCAATAGCAATTGGAAATTGTTTTAAAAGCTAAATAGTAATGGATTTTGATTTTGACCCCAGTTCGATCTTGGGGATGTCCAGTGTCCTCAATAAGAATGAGACCAGTACAGGTATTAACTTGAAAGCAATCGAAAAGGGTTTTATGACTAGCGACGAGGAAACAGAGAGTTTACTTGATTACGACCCGATTAGCGAGTATACGGAATTAGCGGCCGGGAATACCACACAAGAGCCCGCACTGGATTATGATGAGCCGGACTATTCAATCCCTTCTACGCACTATGAAAAAAAATTGACAGAAGAACAGTCTAACCAAAACATAATCAACTCTGTTTTTTCAAATGACGCGCCTGTTGAAACATACGACTTTGATGAAGAGTCAAAGGAAGACACAAAGTTGCGACTGCTAGAACGAATTGATAATCTCAAGGAAGAACTTGAAGAAGATGCGGTCGACATCAGCAGAATTCCGTCTGTTGGATTTCATTCGTCTTTGCAAGATATTGAAAACGCGTCTAAGTTGTTGATGCTTAAAGCCAATCGAAACAAATACAGCAACATGGGCGAAGACTTCATTTTAGCGCTAAGCAATGGATTGGAAATTCTTTGTAATGGAGAAAGAGAGTTCTTCGGAATGAAGCTTGATCTAACTCATTGCACAGACATCGTCAAAGTCAAACTACGAAGAGTAAAAAATGAAACATCACAAATCATGTCTGACATCGTTGACAAGTATGAAATACCCCCCATGATGACAATTATGCTGGAGCTTGTTCCTGCTTTGTTCTTACATAGTCAACGCCGAAGTCGGCAGCGCGCGATTACAAACGTAAGTCTCAGTGATGACATTGATGAAATTCGGAAATACACTTAGCCGCGCGTTACAGACTTAAGCTTCTCTATTATTTCATTAGACAGTTTAGAATCTTCCACCAACCAAGATACAACCAAGATAAAGTCTGTTTCATTTTTTTTGATAGTAGCGGAGTAACCTTTCTCCTCAATGGCCATTATGATATAATAGTACACCTCCTTCTTAAAGTTCTCTTCGTTGATTCCGTTAGGCAAGTTAAATCCTGATGGCAATCGTACGCAGATCCTACTCTTGTTGTCCTTACTAGTATTCTCAATGTCAGAACTCAACTGATACAAAAAAGAATTCACGACCTGCATTAACAGATCTTTCTTCACTGTATTCACTCTGAACGACTTGGCGGGTTTAAGTATGTTCTTCATGATGGTATCTAATTCGATAAATATACATCCAATATTATAAATGGCATCAGCTGCGGTGTATAACTTACTTGTCATCAATGATTTAGATCAGGACAAAATACTTTATAATACTGCTTTGCTGAAGTCAACTATTCAAAGGTTCAGACTTGCAAACAAAGTCGCGAAGGAAAAAAAGCTAGCCCAGTTAAACGCGGCACTTGTGAAAACAAAGTCGCAAGCTGCCGTTAAGCGTTTGCGAGAGCTCATATCTGATTACACAAATAGTAGCATTGATCCGTACTTTGAAGAAATAAATAAGACGCATTGCACTTTTGTTCATTCAGAGTTCAAGCCGTTTATGGAATCAACATTCGAGTACACCAAAACATCCGTAAACTCAAAGCCAAGCTTCGGCGAATCGGTAAAATTCGATGTTCCCACTTACGGTAACTTTATTTCAGACATGTGCTTTCATATCAAACTTGGAGAACTCAAACCGAAGTCACCGGAAGATAAAGTCAGATACGCAAATATGCTTGGGCACAGATTAGTCAAAAAGGTTACTCTTCTTATCAATGGTGTCATCATAGACAGCTACACAAGTGAATATTACAATGCGTATTATGAAACAGCAGTTTCTAACACCAAGGCTTGGAAAAAATGCATAGGTCAAGAACTCCCAATAACAGGAGAAATAATCCCAGACCCTATTCATTCATTATACAAACATCAGAGAAAGGTTTACTACGGTTTGCAAACATTGAAGAACGAACAGAAATCAGTTGACCTGTTTATACCATTGTTGTTCTGGTTCAACACTGACAAAAAATGTGCTCTCATCAATAACTTTGAAAGAGGCAAGCTACAGATTGAAATAGAGTTAGCCCCGGAAAATCAGTTGATGACATGCTTAGACACGGAATCGGAAATTTACCATGAGGCTTACATCAGTCCGCGCATTATAGAAACAGAGTTGTACACCAATCACATATTTGTTAGCGAGGAAATCTCCGATTTATTCATAAGGCGGAAGTCACTTGACTTGATAAGAATTCATAAGCAGGCAGAAATCACTCTTGACAAAAATGTAGACTCGGTCTCTTTACTCAAATGGTTGAAATATCCATCAGAGGAAATAATCGTATATGCTCGGCCAAATGAAAATGAAACAGGCCCGGATTCTTTGAACACTTGGAATCAAAACTCTGGACTCGAAATAAATTATCTCAAAGAGTGTGTCGCGTTCAAAGACACAGACGGAACTTACGCGATTGGTATCAACAATGTTAAGATTTATGAGAGAACTCCGATGTTTACTTCCGCGGAAGTCACGTTTGACGGAACTACCAGCTTTGGCGCGGACGTGCCCGCATTTTTTACAAGCTACTTGCCATTGATTCACTCTTTGAAAACTAAGTGTAATGACATGCTTTACTTTCCTTATGCGATGAATCCAAGAGAGTATCAGCCGAGCGGTTATGCTGAACTTTCAAAGTGCAAAAAAATAATGTTCGCATATGAAAGTGATATCATCGAATCAAAAGAGTCAACACTGTATGTGCATTCGCTAGCAATCAACTTCCTTGTGATAACATAAAAGCAAGACGCGCGCCGGTCAAGTGTTATCAAAGAAAAGCTGAAGAATTTATGCATGGTTGAAAGTATTGACTACCTGCTGCCGGATATCCGGCAGCAGGTCGATAACTCCGGAACAAAGTATGTAAAAGATTACTTCCTAAACGCCGACTCATTTAAGAAGTGCTTGATGAGAGCGGGCTATTTCATCGAGTTAGCAGAGTCTGAAGACTTTGTAATTCATCACAGCAAGCTGATTGAATATGGCATTATGACAAGTACTCAGTCTTGTCATATCAAGGAAAAGTTGGGAAATTTAGGCATGGTTGCAGGTATTGACTACCGGCTGTCGGACGTCCGACAGCCGGTTGCCCAAGGTGGATTCACCAAGATTAAATCATATTTTCTAAACGCCGACTCATTTAAGAAGTGTTTGATGAGAGCTCAGCGCAGGCCCGGCCAGGCAGTTGACCCTATGATTTACTGCGATTACTACATCTTACTTGAGCGAATGTACATATTATATACATTCTATCAAAGGACTTACTTTTTTTTGTTAG